CTTGGAGAAATGATGGATCCAAAGATGCAACGAATAACCTATGAGGAGGTTGTTGATGGTCAAAGACCTATACAAACAAAAAAGGTCCTTGGAGTTGAAGTGGCAGCTGGAGTATGAGCAAGAAGGCAAATATACTCTAGACATGGTTAGAATTGATAATGCGATTAAAGACACTATCAATGAGATCAAGCTCGAAGAATCTAAAATTGCAAATAGAGAAAATGCAATTATTGATGCTGCCCCAGAAGTTTCTGTAGCTACTTAATCAAAAGCTACATCGCTGAAATCGTACATTTCCCGTAGGATCTCTTGCACTCTACTAAAAATTCATATATAATTTAATCACTATACATTATAATAATGCTTTAAGTGTAGACGCGTATAGTCGACACACCCTAGGTGACTACATTTAAAATATTCTAGGAGGATATTATGGCGACAACTACATTTTCGGGACCGATAAAAGCGGGAACGATTTCAAATACAACTGGAACAACACTTGGTTCTAATGTGAAAAACACAGGACAAGTGGTAATGGCACAGACGTTTTCAACAGGAACTACTCTTGCGGGTGGGGCTTCTGCTGCAAACTCTACTACTGTCGTTATTCCAGCTAACTCACAAATCATTGACATAGTCCTTGATAAACCTACAGTAATGGGAAATGCTACATGTGTTTTCAGTATTGGAGATACAGTTGGTGGGAACACTTCTTTACTCAACTCATATTCAGTGACAGTTGCTTCAGGAGTTGGAAGAGCATATCCAACAACAGAAGCTGGCGGTGCATTGGCTTGGGCTGACGTAGGAACTGCAGACCTAAAACTGACGTGGACGAGTACTGGTGCAACTGATGCCGGTGAAATTAGAGCTACTATTTTGTACCAACAAAATATTAACTTAAGCTAGTAAATAATTAAAGTGCTCCTTCGGGAGCACTTTTTAAGGAGAAAATTATGGGTACACAATTATCAGATGTTAAAGCTTCTATTGAATTAACATCTACGGGTGAATTACAAGGAAGCATAGGTGGTTCTTCTGTAGATTTAGGACCATGTAGAATTATAAGTATTAATGCACATTTAACTGGCGCAGATGGTGAAATAACTATTCACGACAATACTTCTGCTACGGGCGTTATTAAAATTCATCTTAAAGGTGGAAGTGCGAGTAATGATACTTTAAATTTTAATTTTGGTGGTAACGGAGTTAAGTTTGATACTGCACCTTACGTAACATTATCAGCTATAGATTCATTTACAGCCTATTACGCGTAAGGAGTTTAAATGGCTAATACCACTTCCGGCTCTTATGTTTTTGATAAGAACCTAGGCATAGACGAGATTATAGAAGATGCATACGAACGTATTGGTATGCAAGGGGTTTCTGGTTACCAATTAAAAACAGCAAAAAGATCTTTAAATATTTTATTTTCTGAATGGGGTAATAGAGGACTTCAGTTTTGGGAAGTAAAAAATCAAAACGTTCAATTAGTAGAGGACCAAGCAACTTATACTTTTTATCGTTCTCCTGCAGACGGTGCGTCTGAAGGAATTGCAACTACATTAACTGCAGGTATTAATGCAAGCGTTACGACAGTTCCTGTGGCTGACGTTACAGGTATGCCTACAACTGGCGGAATTATAACTATTAATAGTGAACAGATTACATACAGTGGAATATCAACTTTAGATTTAACAGGCTGTGTAAGAGGCGTAAACGGAAGTACGGCTGCTACTCATAGTACAAGTGATGCAGTTACTCAATTTCCAAATGGAATGACAGATATACAAGAAGCCGACTATAGAGTTAAGGCTACTTCGGTTGATACTCCAATGACAAAAATTAGCAGATCACAGTACCAAGGCTTTTCAAATAAAACTGCTACTGGTTTACCTACTCAATACTGGGTTCAAAGATTTATAGATAAAGTTACTATGACTTTATACTTAACTCCAGGTGCAGCTCAAGATGGAAACTTTATTAATTTTTATTACACAAAAAGAATTGACGATGTCGGTGCTTACACAAATGCAACCGATGTTCCTTATAGATTTATACCTTGTATGATTTCAGGTTTGGCATATTATTTATCAGTTAAATATGCTCCACAAAGAACACAAGAATTAAAACTTTTATATGAAGATGAATTATTAAGAGCAGAAGATGAAGATGGTTCTTCTAACTCTACTTATATATCACCTAAAATTTACTATCCGGGGATTGCTTAATGACTACTTTTTCGCAAGGTAAATATGCATTAGCAATATCTGATAGATCAGGTATGGCTTTTCCATATAATGAAATGGTTAGAGAATGGACCGGTGCTTTTGTACATAATTCAGAATATGAACCTAAACAACCACAATTAGATCCAAAACCTACAAGTGCTGATCCACAAGCTTTACAAAGAGCAAGACCAGCTAGAACAGAATTTGCAACACAAGATTTTTTACCGGCTAATCCTTTTACGACTGCAGGAAGTACAACTCTAACAGTTTCATTTCCATTTAGTAGATATTCAGTTAATGATGTCTTAAGATTTACTGCAGTTAAAGAACCTGTTGGTGGAGTCTCTGTTGATGCGTTTCAATTACAAACAACTTTAAACGGAAACATTACAGATAGTGCTACTACAATTACATTAACTGATGGATCAAATTTTCCAACATCAGGATTTATTATGATTGAAAAAGTTTGGAGTCAGGCTGATTTAGATGCTGGTACAATTACTAATCCTTTATTGGTGGGTAGATATCAAAATGAAGTTATTCAATATACTGGAAGATCGACACATGATTTAACTGGATGTACAAGAGGTACTTCTTCACTTTATCGAGGGTATACTCCCCCATCTACAACAGCAGGTGCACATAATTCCGGAGCCACGGTCTATGGATCATTTAAAGTTGCTTCTTTGATCGAGACAAGTTATGTTAATGATGCTAACACAACTATTACAGAAAAAAATAGTTTTACAATAACGTTGCCAAGTGCTGCAACAGGCACTGCAACAGGAGGAGGATTTAACTGTGTGGTTAGTCCTCTTAACATAGAGAGTTTATAATGGCAGGATACACACTTTCAGCATTAGAAGCTGACATTAGAGATTACGCAGAAGTAGATAGTACTGTTTTTAGTGGTGCTGTTCTAGGCAGATTTATAGAAAATGCAGAATTTAGAATTAATCAAGAACTGCCTATGGATTCAGCTAGATATGTTTCTGAAGGGACATTAGTAGCAGATGATAATACTATAAATTCGCCAGGTAAAGGCACTAAAGGTGATACTGGAGCTCTATTTATTAGAGGTGTTGAAGTTTTTACTAGTACAGCTAACACTCAGGGCGCTGGTACTTGGCTAGAGAAAAAAGATCAAACTTATTTATCAGAGTATACTGATAGGCTAACTGGGCCAGAAGGAAATTTAACAGCTCAAGATGTTACAGGATTTCCTAAGTACTATGCCATGTTTGGCGGTGCCACAGGGGATGGTGATACTACTTCAGGAGGGCTTTATATAGCCCCTACACCTGATGCTAATTATCTGTATAGGATATATTACAATATGATACCTGCAGGATTAGGGACTAAAACCTCTGGGACTTATTTAAGTAAGTACTTCCCACAAGGGCTATTATATGCCTGCTTGGTAGAAGCATTTAGTTATTTAAAAGGTCCAATGGATGTCTTGACATTATATGAAAATAAATATAAAAATGCAGTACAACAGTTTGCAGGAATGCAACTAGGTAGACGAAGACGAGACGACTACACTGATGGAACAGTCAGAATACCAGTTAAGTCACCGTCACCATAAATTGAGGAGAAAATATTATGGCAATAACATCGGCAATATGTAACAGCTTTAAAAACGAAATTTTAAAAGCCGTTCATAACTTTACAGCGTCTACAGGTAATACTTTTAAAATTGCACTTTTCACAAGTTCAGCAACTTTAAGTGCATCGACTACAGCTTATTCAAGTTCAAACGAAATTACAAACTCATCTGGAACAGCTTACACAGCTGGCGGAAAAGCATTAACAAGTGTGACTCCATCTTTGGATTCTTCAACAGCTTGTTGTGACTTTGATGATATATCTTGGACGTCTGCGTCTTTCACAGCGAATGGATGTTTAATTTATAATGATACTGCATCTGGAGATCCTTCAGTTTGTGCAGTTGCATTTGGTGGAGACAAAGCAGTTTCATCTGGAACTTTCACAATTCAATTCCCTGCTAAAGCAGCGACAACAGCTATAGTTAGAATAGCATAAGGAGGTAAATCCTTATGGCATCTATCTGGGGTGGAGATAGTCCTTCAGTAGCCTGGGGAAATAACTCTTGGCAATCTAATACTGTTACACTTACTTTAACCGGTCAATCAGCAACAACATCATTAGGAACACCTCTTTCTTTTCCCGAAGCAGGATGGAGTTCGGATACATGGGGAACTGAGAACTGGGGAGAATCAGGTTTAGGGGTAACACTTACAGGTGTATCAGCCACAACTTCTTTAGGAACTTTAGATTATGCCGCAGCCACTGATGGTTGGGGTAGATATAAATGGGGTAACTTAGGTTGGGGTGTTGACTACTCTGTTCTATTAACTGGTTTACAAGCAACATCTGCAATAGGAGCAGCAGGAGTTCAATTCCTTATTGAACTTACTGCACCGACAGGTTTAACATCTGCAGTCGGAACACCGGACCCACAAATTATAGTACCAATTACCGCACCGTCAGCAATGACTGCTTCTGTTGGAGATACAGTAGAAGCACCAAACGCTGGTTGGGGTAGAGACGCGTGGGGAGCAGAACCTTGGAATGATTCTGACGAACCAGTTATTACTTTAGTAGGTTTAGAAGCAACCACTGCAGTCGGATCAGTTACCGCGTTCCCTGAATCAGGATGGGGTAGAGATACTTGGGGATTTGAGAACTGGGGTGAATCTGCACATACTGTAATAGTAGATGTTAGTTCTAGTGGAGTTGCAACGACTTCTGTTGGAGCAATTACTCCAACTGAAATGTCTATTGGTCTAACGGGTCAATCAGCAACAACAGCGGTCGGAACACCTGGATTATTATATGGCCCTGGCGATTTAAGTTTAACTGGTGTTTCAGCAACAGCAAGTGTTGGATCATTAGCTTATGAAATAGGTGTACCATTAACAGGAGTAGCTGCGACATCTTCTGTGGGAACACCAACAGTAGAAATAGGGGTTCCTGTAACAGGAGTAAGTGCTACAGCGGGTGTTGGTTCAGTTGAAGTAACTGAAACTCAACTTATCGATCTTACTGGTATGAGTGTAACTGCGTCAGTAGGGGCAATTATCCCAGCAATAGGAGTACCTTTAACAGGCGTATCAGCAACAGCTTCTGTAGGAGCTATCGCACCTTCTGATGTTGTAGGATTAACTGGTCAAGAAGCAACGGCAGAATTAGGTACAACAGGGTTTGGAACAATAGGATATAAAAACATTGACATCACCGGCTACACGGAGTATACAGACATAAATCACGCTGCGTAGGAGAAAAAAATTATGGCATCAACATACACACCTTTAGGGGTAGAACTTATGGCAACTGGCGAAAACGCCGGTACATGGGGAACAAAAACAAATACGAATTTACAAATTGGCGAACAGATATCTAGTGGATATGTTGTTCAAACTTTAAACGCTGCAGGAGCTGGAGCGAACACAACTACATTAGCTGTTTCAGATGGTTCCACAGGAGCTACTCTCGCAACTAGAATAATTGTTCTGGGTGCAGAATCAGCACAAGCAATCACAGGGAATAAAGTTGTAACAATTCCTATCGATGTAGAAAACTGGTACTTAGTAAAAAATAGTACTTCTGGTGCTTATACAGTTCAATTTAAATATGTTACTGGTTCAGGCGGAAGTGTAACTTGGGGAACAACTGATAAAGATTGGAAACTAATTTATGCATCAGCTAATGATGGTACTAACCCAGATATTATTGATGTTGGATTAACTACAGCAGCAAATGCACAAACTTTAACAAATAAAACTTTAACAAGTCCTGCAATCGGAACATCTATTTTAGATACAAGTGGAAACGAGTTAGCTTTATTAACAGCAACTGGTTCTGCAGTTAACGAATTTACAATTGCAAACGCAGCTACTGGAAGCGGACCTACTCTTTCATCTACTGGTGGCGATTCAAATATTGACATTAACGTAACTCCAAAAGGAACTGGGGACGTTGTTCTTGCGGGTGACACTGTAAAAGTTGGAGACTCAGGAGCAGCAGCTATATTAACTTCAAACGGCGCTGGAACACTGACACTAACTACTGGTGGTGCAACTGACCTAGTTTTAAGTACAAATAGTGGAACTAACTCAGGAACAGTTACTATCACAGATGGAGCAAATGGAGACATGACGATCGCTCCTAACGGTTATGGTAGAGCAACTATCGACGGTCAAGGTAAAATTGAAAGTCTTGCAGAAAAAGTTACAACTGAAGCAACAGCTGCTACTGGAACTAAAAATTACGATGTATTAACTCAAGCAGTTTGGTATTACACTTCTGATGCTTCAGGAGACTGGACTTTAAATATAAGAGGTGATGGTTCTACAGCATTAAACACTATTATGGATGACGGTGAAGCTATTACCATTGCTCACTTAGTAACTATAGGCAGTTCTGAATATATGAATAGTGCTGTTCAAATTGATGGTTCAGGTGTAACTCCTGAATGGCAAGGCGGTTCAGCCCCAACTGAAGGAAATACAAACTCAATTGACTCTTATATTTACACTGTTATTAAAACGTCAGATGCTACATTCAAAGTTTTAGCATCTATAACGCAGTACGCATAATAGGAGATAAATAAAATGCCTTTATTAACAACAAGAGGCGCAGCATCCGCAAGAGGTTTTGGTAGTAACCAAGGTGGACGTAGCCCTTACACAATAACTTATTTAGTTGCCGCAGGTGGCGGTGGAGGATCTGGACAGTCTGGGGGATCAGGCGGTGGCGGAGGCCTTGTAACCACAACTCTTGAAGTTGATCCTGACGCAACTTTTTCAACAACAATTGGTTCCGGCGGAGGATCTGGCGGAGGATCAAGAGGTTCTAATGGATCTAATAGTTCCTTTGGCCCTGTCCCCACAACAGGTGGTGGAACAGGTGGAAGAGAAGGTTCCAGAAATGGATCTCCAGGAGGATCTGGTGGTGGCTCTACAGACTCATCTCCACAATCGGGTGGTTCAGGTGTTCCAGGACAAGGAAACCCAGGAGCAAGTGGATCTGGTGGTGGCGGTAAAAACGCTGCAGGATCAGGATCAAATGGAGGAGCAGGTTATCCTACATCTCTTTCAGGTAGCCCAGTAACATATTCAGGAGGCGGACAAGGTAATGGTCACGGTGGCGGTGGTCCCGGAGGATCCGGAGGCGGCGGCACAAACACAGGAACTGGCGGCGGCGGAAGACACAACAGTTCAAGTAACTCAGGAGGACCCGGTATTGTTCTTGTATCATATCCAGGATCTCAAGTTGGATTAGGTGGAAACAGTATTACATCATCTGGTGGTAATACTATTCATAAATTTACAGGACCAGGGACATATACGGCGTAATCATGGCAGACTTTGCAGAAATAAAAACATCAGACAACATAGTATTAAGAAGTGTTGTAATTAACGACTCTGACATTGCAGGTAAAACTGAAGCAGAAGCAGAAGCTTGGGTTGCTGCAAACATACCTAATGATTCAAGTCACGAAGGAGAATATCCAGAAACTTATTGGAAACGGAATTTTTTAGATGCAGAAGGAGAGGCTGAAAAAAGATTCAATGGTGCAGGTCCTGATATGTTTTTTGATAGTAGCGCTAATGCTTATTATTTCACAGAGCACCAACTTCCAAGTTGGACTTTAAACACTTCAAACTATCAATGGGAAGCTCCTCAAGCTAGACCTTCAGACAGTACAGTATCTGCGAATGAAGTTATTGTTTGGAATGAAGATAATTTAAGATGGGAAAAAAGAGAAACAACTGACCTAAACGGTACTCATTATTGGGATGATTCTCAATGGGTTGCTATCTAACCTAAAATAATATAAATAATTCCTAGAATGGAATTAGAGTGTTGTTATAGGGTATTTAATAATATTTTACCTAAAACTTTTTGTGATGAAGTTATTGATTATGTTAAACAAAAACATAAGCTAGATAGAGCAATAACTTTAATTGAACAAAACAATCCAACTAGCAAAGAAGCCAAAGCTAAAAGTTCATCAATTAGAAAATCAAATATAAAATTTATAAACCCTCCTTGGATTACAAATGAATTAAAAGGAGTTGTAGCTATTGCTAATCAAGAAGGTAATTGGAACTATCAATATTCCGATAACGAAGATATTCAATTTACAGAATATGGAAAAAATCAACATTATGGTTTTCATTGCGATCAATTTTCAACTCCCTTTGAAAAGGGAAGATTAAAAGGATTAATAAGAAAAATATCTATGTCTGTTAATCTAACAGATTCTAGTAAGTATAAAGGAGGAGAGTTTTTATTTAGAATACCTGCTGGTGATGGAGAGTATAAGACAATAAGTCCAGAAGGATTTAAAGAAAAAGGAAGTATTGTAGTTTTTCCATCATTTGTTATACATACAGTTAAACCAATAACGAAAGGAAAAAGAAATTCATTAGTCATGTGGACATGTGGTAATTCTTTTATTTAGAATGATTAAATTAAAAATAGAGAATTTTAAAAACAATAAAAAAGAACTTTTACGTTTGTATAAAGAAACACCTGAAGCCAACGTAAAACAAAACAGTGTTATTAAAACAGACTCAGTGCTAGAAAAAAATGTACCAAGATATTATTCAGATTTTTTCTTTAATACTGTAATATCAAATGCATTAACTAAGTTTACATCTAATTCTAGACATCAAAAAGCAGAAGTTTTAAGATTTTATAAAGCATCTTTATCTAAAGATAGTTATATTGAATGGCATGTTGGTTCAGATCAAGGTCAATATGAATGTTTTGTTGGTGTAGATACAAAAGGAATTAACATAGATTATTATGATCATACACTTTGTGAAAATAAAACTTTTGAATTATTTGAAGGAGAGATTTTATTTATACCAACTCATATTCCTAGAGCAATTCAAAAAGTAACAAGTAATACTAAACTTATAATCCTTTATTTAAATATCCATGAATACATTCATCAAAAATAGTTATGTCGTTATACCAAATGTAATAGGTGAAGAACTAACTTCTTTTCTGTTTGAATATTTAAAAAATAAAAGAGAAGTTTATGAGTATTTAAATAATATTCAATTTATCTCTCCTTTTAATACAATTTTTGGATTTAAAAATGATCAACAAATACCAAATACATACGCTCAGTATGGAGACATAGCTTTAGACATATTATTACCTTTTATAAAAGAAAAGGTAGAAAAGGAAGTGCGGTCAGAACTTGTAGAAAATTATACCTATGCAAGATTATACAAAAGATACGATACTTTAGTAAAACATAAGGATAGAATATCATGTGAGATATCAGGTACAATGGCTTTAGGAGGGGATCCTTGGTCTATATATTTAAAAAATAAAAAAAGAAAAACAATAAAAGTAGATTTAAATCCAGGAGATATATTACTTTATAAAGGATGTGATGTAGAACATTGGAGAGATCCTTTTGAAGGAACTTTATGTGCTCAAGTGTTTTTACATTATAATGAACGAAACAACGAAACTGTAAATACAAAATTTGACGGAAGAGCTATGTTAGGTATACCACATGAAACAAAAAATATATGAAATGTCTCTTCATTCACCCGGGTCACGATGGTTCAATAACAATTGTTGTAGACAAAAAAATTATTGTACATCATCAAATAGACAGATTTAATCGACTAAAGCATTCAGCATTACCTAGTCATGCTCTGTTACATCGTATTCAAAAACTAAATATAGTTTTTGATTTAATTTATATTACTTTTTTAGATGAAGATAATTGTACGTTAATATGGCTTAAATTTTTAAAACAATATAATTTAATTAAAGAGGCTAAAATTGAGTATAGTATGCAACATCATAAATACCATGCTTATACAACCTTGTTTACTACCGGGGCTAAAGACGTTTTTGTGTTTGATAGAGCGGGGGCTAATTTAAATAACCAAGTAGAACAAGAAAGTTTTTACAAAGATATGAAGTTATTACATACTAATTTTAAGTCTTCTACCTATAAAGGATTAGGCTGGCAATATACAGATGTTACAGAAAAATTAGGTTTTGGAGAACATGGAGATGCTAAAACAATGGCATACGCAGATCACAATCAACAGGCAGAAGAAGCTCAAAATAAATTTGAAAAAGATTCTTTTAAATTAATTACATCAGTATTTAAGGACGAAGTAGGATTAGGGGGCGGTTGTACACAAAATGTACTTAACAATACTAAACTTAATAATTACTTAAAAGTAAAAGCCTGTCCTTTTAATGGAGACTTTGGCATATCTCTAGGTGCAGCTAATGCTTATTTTAATAATACCTTAGAATCTTTTCAAAATATAAATATGGGTTTTGATTTAGAATATAATCATGGTTTTAAAATACATTCTGTATTCCCTGAAGAAGTTGCAAGAATATTACAAAAAGATGTAGTGGCAATTATGCAGGGTCCTTCTGAACAGGGACAAAGGGGACTAGGCTTTAGATCATTATTAGCTAATCCGTTAGATCCTAAATGTAAAGATAAAATTAATGCTATAAAAAAACGAGAATGGTTTCGACCTTTTGCATGCTCTATTCTACACGAACACGGTGAAAATTATTTAGAAGATTATTTTTATTCTCCATACATGATGTACGTATTTAAATGTAAATCACAAGACATGGTAAATGTTTGTTCTAAATCAAATACAACCAGAGCTCAATCTGTTAAAGAAGGGCATTACTATGACTTAATGAAATCTTTTTATAACATAACCAATTGTCCTTTTGTTTTAAATACTAGTTTAAATTTACCCGGACATGTTTTAGTTGAAACTTTCGATGATTTAAGATATATGCTTACTCAAGTTCCATTGAAATATGTGTACTTACCAGAAATTAAAAAGATTATAATAAATGAAAACAGATAAAATATTAATTGTAGGAGGTGGATCTGCAGGGTGGATGACTGCGGCTACTCTTATTAGTAAATTTCCAAATAAAGATATTACTCTTGTCGAACATCCGGAAATTAAATCAATTGGTGTTGGAGAAAGTACACTAGGTCAAATAAGACAATGGTTTAATTTTATTGGAATACATGAATCAGAATTTTTAAAAGAAACAGATGGTATTATAAAATTATCAATTAAGTTTACAGACTTTTATAAAAAAGGAGAAAGTTTTCATTATCCTTTTGGTGCACCCCAACTAGAAGGCAACTTGTTTGAAACTAATGACTGGTGGTTTAAAAAGATCGCAGATCCCAGTACTCCTAACTCTAGTTTTGCAGAAACAATGTACCCAGTTATGAGTATGATTAATCAAAATAAATTTGCTTTGAAATCTCAAGTTGATTTAGGTTTTGACTATCAAGGAGCATCAGCAGTGCATTTTGATGCTATTAAGTTTGCAAATTGGTTAAGGGACAGTTTCTGTATACCTAAAGGTGTAAAACATAAATTAGTTAAGATAAAAGATATACAAGGTAATCAAGAAGAGGGGATTAAACATGTAGATGGTTTAACTGCTGATTTATATATTGATTGCACTGGCTCTCATGCTGCTTTAATAGGTGCGTTAAATCATGGTTGGTATAATTATAGAGACATACTACCTAACAACAGAGCTATAGCCACACAAATACCATACAAGAATAGAGAAAAAGAAATAGTACCCTATACTGAATGCACTGCAGTAGAAAATGGTTGGGTATGGAATATACCACTATGGTCTAGAAGAGGATGTGGTTTTGTTTATTCAGATGACTTTATGACAAAACATGAGGCAGATGCTTGGTTTAGAGATTATTTAAAAGATGATAGTTTAAAGTTTAAACACATAGAATTTCCAGTAGGTATACAAAGTAAACTTTGGGCTAAAAACTGTGTAGCCATTGGTATGTCGGCTGGTTTTATAGAACCATTAGAATCTAGTGGTTTGTTTACTGTACATGAATTTTTAGTAAAACTTTGTAGAGAACTAGAATCTGATTATATTACCGACATAAATAGATCTAATTTTAATTATAGTTGTCATTTACAATTTAGAGAGCTTGGAGAATTTGTATCTTCCCATTATGCTTTATCTAAAAGAGATGATAGCAAGTATTGGAGATTTTTAACTCAAAATAGAGATTATAATACTATTGGTTTAGAAGACGCTACCATATATCCTTTTTATGGTTTAAAAAAATATCTATATGACAGAAATAGAAACAATATCTATCCCCATAATGAAGGGATATCTTGCATTGCAGCGGGAATGAACTTTGCACCCGTTGATAGACATACAGTACAATATGAAAACAACGCGCCTACACTAAATACTTATCTTGAAGCATGGAAACCAGGTATACAACGACTAGATGAGAGAAAGAACCAATGGGATAGTATTAGTAAAAACTATCCTTCTTACTATGATTGGTTAAAGGACAGGTTTTATGAGAATAGTTAATGGAATTATTATACAAAGTATAAAAGAACATAAAGAAATAAAACAAGAATTACTTAAAAGAATATCTAAAGCAGTATCTGGTCCTCACAAAACAGTTAGTATAACTGATTGGCATAAAGACAACTTAACTCCACGAACCTACTTTACAGATATATTAGAACCTTTAATTAGACACTACTATAATAACATTAAAGAACATTACTATAAAAATTTTAAAGAAGAAGTTGAATTAATTATAGATAATTTTTGGTTTCAAAAATACAAAAAAAATTCTAGTCATAAATGGCATACTCATCCTAATGCAAATTTTGGAAATGTTTATTACGTAGAATTACCTGATAATAAATATGCAACTAAATTTTTAAATATGAAAAATATTTATGTTAAAGAAGGAGATCTAGTAACTTTCCCAGCTTTCTTTGCACATACTTCACCTATTAATTTAGACGATAAACAAAAAACAATTATTTCTTTTAACACTAACTTTCGCATAGATTAATGATTAATGAATTTGAATATTTATTTGCTACACCAATAGGCATCTATAAATTAGATGAAGATTTAAAAGTTTTAAGTAAGTTTGCCTATAATCAAACTTCAAACAGATCTATTAGTAATAGAGGCGGAATACAAACAGATGATCTAAATGTAAAAGATAAAGCTATAAAACCATTATGTAAAAAAATATTAGAAGCTGGTAAATCTTACGCTAAACAACTTCGACTTACAGACAACATATTTATAGAAAACATTTGGGTAAATATAAATAAAAAACATAATTTTAATGTAGAGCATACCCATCCTTTCAGCTTAATCTCTGGTACTTTTTATGTGAAAACTAATAAAGACACAGGAAATATTGTTTTTGCTAATCCTAATGTAGCTATGGAAGGTTATGTTAAAAAAGAATATGTTAAAGAACATAATCAATTAAACTCTAATGTCTGGTGGTATACCCCACAAGACAATGTACTTATACTTTTTCCGTCTTGGTTAAAGCATCAGGTAGAACCTAATCAAAGTGAGGAAGATAGAATATCTATATCTTTTAATATTAATGCTATTTCCTAATTTATCTATAAACAATTTTTTTGAAGACCCAGATAATATATTAGATTTAGCAAATACTGTAGATTACTTTCCAAGTCATACAGGTAGCTATCCAGGAGTTAGATCAAGACCTTTACATTTAATTGATCCTGAATTATTTCATAAATTTACTAATGCTATTTTTGCTAACTTCTACAATTATGGAACAGATATAAAATATAATGCTTTAGTTAACTTTCATAAAATAACTCCTTTTTCAAAAAATAAAAAAGACATTAGAAACCAAGGTTGGATTCACTATGATTCTGCAGTTTTAGCAGGTTTAATTTATTTAAATAAACAGGCTGATTTAGATACAGGAACAAGTTTATATGTACCAAAAGGCAAACTAAAACATGATTGGTCTAAAGGAGAAGATTTAAAAGTAAATCTTTATTTAAATGGTTCTTATAATCAGAAAGCTTATGAAAAAGAAATGGAGAGTACAAATAATAAGTTTATTAGAGCAATAGAATTTAACAATATATTTAATACATTTATATGTTATGACGGTCAAAACTATCACAAAATTAATAACATGAATATAGGAACTGGTGAAGATAGACTGACTCTTGTATTTTTTATAAAGGATGTTACAGTAGATGGTGCACCTATAAACAGAGTGAAAGAAGCGTTTAATGAAAAAAGCCATATTTAATCAAATAGAAAAAGCGGTGTATGATAATAAACTGTTTTATAAACAAAGGTTTATAGACCTACAAGATCAGATTAATTTAAATCTTATACCAGAAATTTTAAATAATTATGAAAGATTGAACTCTATTAAAACACCTTTACCTATAAATATTCATGATGTGTTTTCTCATACTTTTCAAATAAAAAAAGTAGAACAACATCCAGCAATTTTACCTTTACACAATATTATTACAGATAATATAAAAAAGTGTGATGTAGATAGAGCAGACGTGTTTGTGTCTTTTAAAAAGAACAGTGGGCCAAGTCATGTTGACCATGAAAACTCTTTAATTATGTCTGTATATAATAATACTATTTATCATTTCCCTGATGATAACACCACTATTTTAATGGAGCCTGGAGATATATTACTTGTACCGACAGGTAGAATTCATTTTGCATCTTCATACCAAGCAAGAATGGTATTGTCTTGGGGTTTATATAAGAAGTGATCCTAAACCGTTTTAAACAATATCTTACAAACGTAGAATATCCAACAAAACCTAGGGGTTGGAATATTGCTGGTATTTTAAAAAAAAGAAGTAATGAACATTTAAAATATGATGTAAGAGCAATGAGTGAAATTAATGATATGCTGGCTAAGCACATGTCTACTGCAAGTCAAGCTGATAAATTAGTCTTTGAAACTAAACACTACTGGCTAATCATTGACAATAAAGAACTAAAAGAATATGTCATTACTAAGAAATTAAAGATAGTTTATTTAGATAATATTATTAAAGATCTAAACACATGGACAATTGAAAAAGATGGATAATAAAGTAGCTTTTCAACACGATAACATACTACCTAATTTTAATTTATTATTACCACATCTTAATAAAATTAAATTACGTTCTCCTAAAGAGCATAATATACCTAATAATTCCTGGCCTGGAAAAAGAAGTTTTGAGTTATCTGCTACAGAACCTTTTTTGTTTTATCTAGTTATGAAATCTATACAGGACTTACAGCTACCTTTTTTATCTCCTGATATTGAAGTAGAAATGTATATGCATTTAAGAGAAAAGAAAGACTCTGTTAAAGATTGGATACATCGAGACAGTAGGCCAAATACTAAAGGGTTTGCTCCGCATTTTTCTGGCTTAATATATCTTAATCAAACAGACCCAACTTCTGGAACTTACTTATATGATGAACAAGAGAATATGGTAAATGATTTCAAATATGTACAGAATAGATTTGTAATGTTTTCATCAGCTTATTTACATAAAGGATATGGGCATTTTGGTAATAACTCTCAAAATGGGAGGACTACCTTAAACATTTTTATCAAAAATAGGTAGTATTAGATGAGTTGATATCCACGTTAGAGTGGAATATAATACTACCAAAAAATTAAAAACTATATATAATGGCCCATTATGCTACAGAAACTAGGCTTTATACCCGGATTCAACAAACAAGTCACACAAACAGGAGCCGAAGGGCAGTGGTATGCGGGTGACAATGTTCGTTTTAGATACGGGACTCCAGAAAAAATAGGCGGCTGGCAACAGTTAGGTAATTCGGCATTAACTGGTGCGGGACGTGCATTACACCATTGGGATAATGGTGCAGGAATCAAATACGCAGCCATAGGAACCAACAGAATTTTATATGCTTATTCAGGGGGAACTTACTACGATATTCACCCTATTAGAACTACCTTAACCGGAACAACATTTACAAGTACCTCTTCATCAACATCTGTTACAGTAACATGTACCGGGGCTCATGGTCTAATTGATGATGACATTGTTCTGTTTGATGCTGTCAGTGGAGTCACTGCAATAGGATCAACTTATACGGATGCAACTTTTGAAGATGAAAAATTTATGGTAACCTCGGTTCCTACATCTACTACTTTTACTATTACAATGGATACGGCCGAATCAGGGACACCTTTAACTACAAGTGATGGTAACACTGCTTCTGCATTATTGTATTACCATGTAGGCCCTTCTCAACAATTAGGTGGCTATGGTTGGGGTACAGCGAACTTTGGTGGAACTGCATCGGGTCCAGCGACAACTACTTTGGCGACAGCATTAACTAATACAACTACAACGGATATTGTATTAGCCAATTCTTCAGCTTTCCCTACTTCAGGAGAAATTAGAATTGGAACTGAAGACATTAGTTTTACAAATAATGATACCGGTACCAATACTTTAAGTGGGGGTGCGAGAGGAGTTAATGGAACAACAAAAGCAACACACCTTGCCGGTGTAACGGTAACAGACATTTCTTCTTATGTAGCATGGGGACAAGCTTCTTCTGCTGACTATACACTTGATCCTGGGTTATGGGTTTTTGATAACTATGGCTCAGTTTTAATTGCACTTATTTATAATGGAAAATGTTTTAAATGGGATTCAGCACCTACCAATGCAACCGCAGTAAGAGCGACTGTCTTAGCTAATGCTCCTACAAAATCTAGACATGTATTAGTATCTACTCCGGACAGACACTTAGTCTTTTTTGGAACAGAAACAACTGTTGGTGACGACACTACTCAAGATGATATGTTTATTAGATTCTCGGACCAAGAGAGTATTGATCAATCTGATTCCTATACAGTAACAGCAACCAATACCGCAGGTACACAGAGACTTGCCAATGGTTCTAAAATCATGGGAGCCGTTAAAGGTAGGGATGCTATTTATGTATGGACCGACACAGCACTATTTCTTATGCGATTTGTTGGAGCACCGTTTACGTTTGCCTTTGAGCCGGTGGGAACCAACTGTGGTTTATTAGGTAAGAACGCAAATGTAGAGGTTGATGGTACTGCATACTGGATGTCAGAGAATGGATTTTTTCAATATGATGGTCAACTTAAAACAGTACCTTGTTTAGTAGAGGACTACGTCTATGACGATATAAATACTACAGCAAGAGACCTTATTAATTGTGGACTAAACAATTTGTATGGAGAAATAAGCTGGTTCTATGCCCAGGATGGAGTAGATGTAATCGATAGAGTTGTGACCTATAACTATTTAGACTCTTCTCCCAAGAGACCTATCTGGACTACAGGTACTTTACCTAGAACAGCATGGTCTGATTCTTCGGTATTTGCTAAACCACATGCATGTTATTATACTACATCCGATAATGACTCGTTCGATGTTACTGGAAATACGGATGGAACTACTATATACTATGAACAGGAAACAGGGACCGATCAAATTGACGGAGCAGGAACTGTGACTGCGGTTATAGGTACTATTACTTCGGGTGATTTTGATATTACCCAGAAAAAAAGTACAACTGGGACTAGTGTAGGTATGCCCGATCTTAGAGGAGACGGAGAATTTATAATGAGAATAAGTAGGTTTATACCAGACTTTATTTCTCAATCAGGAAACACTCAAGTAAGTTTTACAACACGTACGTATCCAAATAGTTCAGGCGTCACTACTGATTTCAGTACTGACTCTTCAACGACTAAAAAAGACTGTCGAATAAGAGCAAGATCCATAGCTTTAAAAGTAGCTAATACAGCTCACAGTGAGGATTGGAAACTTGGCACATTCAGACTAGACATACATCCAGGAGGAAGAAGATAATGGCAAAGATCGTACAATCATTAACAAGAGCTGAACCAGAATACACTCAATCTAACTTACAATCATTAGTTAGAGATTTAGATGGTGTTATAATAAAATTAAATACTTCCTTTCAAGAAGAAGTGAAGCAAGAAATAGAAGCTAAGAGCTTCTTTTTGGAATAATGGGAGTAGTAAATCAATATAAAATGTATGGGGTAACCAGCACCAGTGCTGAGGGACCTATTAAGTTCTTTGGAACTACTTTAGTACCACCCGTAACCGGAGCGGCTACTCAAAACCCTTTAATTAACGAGACATATATTATTAAGTCTCTGCATGTAACAAATAAGTCGGCTTCTAATACACCAACCATTACGATTACTAATAATGGTTTTCAGGTTATTAATACTCAAACATTATCTACATCGGCAAGTGTAGAAATACTAAGTAATCCCATGATAGTTGAAGGTAATACGGTTCTTTCATATACAACAGCAGGAACCGTCAGCGATGGGGTAGACATAACAATTAGTTATTTAAACATTCAAAAGGAGAGAATAGACTAATGGAAGTAAAACAAGCAAAAGTAGAGGAAACTTACAGACATAAGAAAACAGGCGAACTTTTTAAGGAGAGAAAAGACTGGGAAGCTAAGGGGTATACAAACGAAGACATGGCTCAAGATGTAAAAGTTGTGATGCCTCCCCTTGATTTGTTGAGTAAAACAAAGTAAAACGTAGGATTAAGGTAAAATTATGGCAATTTCAAGAATGCAACAACCCAGACAACAGTACGGATTAGGAAGCTTAGTTAAAAAAGCGGTACGTGGTGTTAAGAAAATTGTTAAGAGCCCACTAGGTAAGGCTGCTTTAATAGGTGGTCTAGGAATGTGGGGTATGGGAGCCGGAGGTTTTGGAGGTTTAAAAGGTGCCGGTTGGATGAGAAATATGATGGGAGCTAAAAATCTAGTATCTCCTGGTGGAGGAGGAGGCATTTGGAATATGATTAAAGGCGGAGCTAACAAATTTTTAAACCCATGGCAAAGTGGACAGTTCAGCGGTAAACATGCATTCGGATTAGGGGCAGCAGCTTTAACAGCTATGCCATTCTTAATGGGTAAAGGTGATGAAGAAGAAGTTGATGAAGAATCATGGACTTCAGTTCCTTCAAGTATTGCAGAGATAAGAAATCAAGCAAGAGATTATTATACAAACCCGGGTGCAAGCACATTAGCTTTCATGCCAGGAAAAGAATATGTACAACCAAATTTTTACGCAGCTGATGGTGGAAGAGCTGGATTATTGGGTGGCGGAGAAGCAGGCCAAGAACAAATAGAACAAATGCTTATGGCAGAGTATGTTAAGTATAAAAACCAAGGTGGCACATTAACTTTTGAACAATTCGTACAAGCAATCATGCAGCAGCAACAAGAACAACAAGGCGGCGGTATGGAGCAACCACAAGAAGTAGCTATGGCTGCTAACGGCGGAAGAATAGGAGCTGAAGAAGGCGGACTTATGAATCTAGGTGGTCAAGAAAAAGATTACAGAGAAACAGGTGGCTTCGTAGATTTAGGTGGAAAAGAAAGAGCCGATGATGTACCAGCAAGATTAAGCAAAAATGAATTCGTTTTTACAGCTGATGCAGTGAGAGCTGCAGGCGGTGGAGACATTGACGCTGGTTCAGAAGTTATGCAGAACATGATGGATAACTTAGAAGCAGGTGGAGAAATTTCTGAAGAGTCACAAGGCTTAGAGGGAGCACAAGCAATGTATGATCAACAACAAATGTTACAATCGAGGATAGCATAATGGCAATACCAGATATTTTACAAGACACTACTAAAGATTTTGCCCGTCAGGCGACGGCCACATATTCAGCACCTATTGATACAAGTACATTTACCGGTCAACAATTTGTTGCTGGAATGGATCCTGCTCAAACAGGAGCATATAATTTAGCAACCGCAGGTGTTGGTTCTTATCAACCTTATTTAACCGCAGCTCAACAAGCACAACAACAAGCAGGTCAAACTGTTGGTGGACTTAGTGCTTTAACAGGGCCAATGACTCAAGCACAACAAACTGCTTACATGTCACCATACCAAGGACAAGTTATTGATGAGACTCTAAGACAATATGATTTATCAAGACAAGGTGGCGAACAACAAATTAAAGACGCAGCTGTAGCTTCTGGAAATTTTGGGGGTGGAAGAGAAGGTGCAATGCTTGGACAATACATGGGCGACACTTTAATGAACAGAGCTGGTATTAGATCAGGATTATTACAACAAGGATTACAAAACGCACAGGGTCAATTCCAACAAAACTTTGGTAACCAACAACAAATCGCTAACATGCAAGCAGGTTTAGGTGGAGCTCAAATGGGCCTATCTGATTTTGCAAGAAAAAGTATGGGCCAAGACATCGCTGGACTAGGTGGTGTAGGTGCACTACAACAAGGATACAATCAAGCATTATTATCTGCAGATCAACAAGCAAAACAAACAGCAGCTTATGAACCTTATGGTAGACTTAACCAATACGGTTCTGCTATTACAGGTCTTGCAGGTGGAATGGGAGCCGCTCAATATCAACAACCAGGTTCATCTAACCCATGGCAAACTGCATTGGGTACAGCATTAGGTATTGGTGGACTATACGGAAAAATATTTAACTAGGAGAAATTATGGCTACAAAAGAAAAATGGTCTAGTAAAGCTAACAGATGGCTTAACCCTTTTAGAAGAGGTGTTGGGTTGGATATTGGAAATAGAATTAATGCCTCATCAAATTTAGGTTTGTTAGGTAGTTTAATATACAACATACCTTTGAAAGATGGCGGTAGAGTTAGACCTAAAGGATGTGGCAAAGCTAAACGTGGATTTGGCAGAGCAATGAAGAGGAAGAGATAATGGCCATAGATAAAAAAATAAATTATGAAATGCAAGGTGGTAAAAAACCCGCAAGAAATTATTTAGGAAAACAAAAAACAGTATCCAATGTTCCTGTTAAATGGAAATCAGGACCCGATCATCCTGAAACAGAATTAGCTTATATTACAAAAGCAGAAAAAGATTTATTACTTAAAAAAGATTTACACGGCTCATTAAAGAATGGTCCTAACACAGGTCCAGATAATATCATGTCTTTAAATGATCAAGGAGATTATACTAGAGATAGAAGTCCAGGTGCTTATAGTAGTGGTCCTGCTGGCACTGGAAAAGATGACTCTCAACAATCTTTAAGAAACAGAGCCATGAATGAACAACACATGAAAGACATGTTAACTGGTCAAAAAGCGGTTGGTCAAACAGTTGAGACAGGTCCAAGAACTAGACAATATTCTAATCTTCCTGAGTGGATGAATGTTAAACAGCCTGATGGAAGTTATAAAAGAAAACATATGGCTTCTGCTTATAAATCTTATGGACAACCAAGTTTTCTTGGTGGTCTATTTAGTAGAGGTGCACGAGGATATAGAGGAATAAAAGGACTGCCAGCGTGGGGAGATCCCATGAAAAATTATAGCTTTGAAGAAGAGGGTTCAGAAGGCCCAGGATATTATACTGACATGGAAAACTTTGGCGAGATGAGACCCGCTATTCCTGGTTTTGGAATAATAGGTTTACTACAATCTTTAGGAAATAAATTTAAAAAACCACCTCCAGACATGTCTCAATACAATCAACTTGGTTTATTCGGTCAAGTTCCAGAAGATTTTAATCGTAATAGAATGATCAAAGGATCTGAAGTACCTATGGCAAGAATGGATCCATGGTCTAAACCAATTACGAAAAACTTTGGAAACACTGTAGGAACTACTCAAGGAAAAGGTATACCTTATACTAATTCATTTACATTGAGTGGTAATACTTACCCTGTTGATCAAAGTATTATGAAGAACATGCAGACTTATACCGATTCCCTAGAACAAGGAAAAGAGATTGGTAATGATGAACAAGGTTGGCTTGATAAGGGTCTTGCTTGGGCGAGGGGGTTTGCTACATAATGAGACCATTACATAGACCAATGTTTAGATACGGTGGGCCTATTAAAGAAGGTGTCATGTCAGGTATCAGAGAGCCACATGCAGGTGGTGGTAGAGCTGCTGCGCTTGTAGGTAATCCAGTTTACCCTCGAACAGGCGGCAGGGAACATCATTTTAAGAACTATTTTTTAAACTTATTAGGAATAGGTGCTAAAGGAACAGTGGGTACTCAAACTAAAAAAACTGTAGGCACTGAAGCTACTAAAGGAATTAAAAGTCTGTGGAAAAAATACGGACCGACATGGCCTAAGGCAACTAGAACCGGTAAGCTTGGTGAAGGAAAAGAAGCCTTTGAAGTTGGTAAAGGATTTAAAGAAATTCCTATTCCTAAGATGGAAAGAGCGGGCAAATTTGTAAAAGACAACCCTTGGTGGACAGCAGGTGGTGTAGGAGTTGGGAGTCAGTATGCAAAAGATGCATTAGGTCTTGCAGAAAAAATTCCTCTTCAAATGGCAGATCTTCTTGTTAGAGATAAATATTTTGATCAAGATAAATGGATGAAAGAAAATTATCCAGATGGATTTATAGGTTCATTATTTAGTGGCAAAGATAAAAAAGAAGATGAAAAAAAATTAACTGCAAATGAATTAAGAATAAAACAATTAGAAAAATTATTAGCTGCTAAAAAAGAACCGGCAGTAGTAATACCACCGAAAACAGCTGAAGAAATTAGAAACGAGAGAATTCAAAAGTACCGAGACATCATGGACATTAAAGGCATGAATAAAGAAGCTGCTTACGATTCTTTAATTGCAGCTAGTCAAGCAATAAATGAATCCGGAGATTTTAAAGGTGATATTAGATCAGGAAAATTAATTAATCAAATTATTCAAGGTGCTAGTAAAGCATTCGATAAACCTAAGAAAACTAAAGACGCAATCGATACTCTTATACTTAAAGGTGAAATTGAAGCTGATCTAGCTAAAGCTAAAGGCAGTACTTCATGGCAAGCTATCGACGCACTTTCTAAAGCGTCTGGTCAATCACCTCAATTTGTAGCTAATGCTAAATTAGGTATAGCTAATACTATATCAGAAGCTGTTAATAATTTTAGAAAAGTTAAGAAACTTCCTACTTCAGATGACATTACGGGTGTTGTTTATTCTTTTAGTGAAAGAACAGGAATCCCAGTTAAGAAACAAATATCTACAGAAAAAGCTGGTGAAGTTATTGGTAGAGGTAAAGAATATGAAACTGTTACCGACATGGTATCAGCACTAGAATTAGATCCAAATGGAGCTGATGATGGCTTTTACGTTATCGGTACAAAGGTGGTTCAAGTAACGGATGGCGTTCCACGTGTAAAGGCGTAGGGGGCGTAAATGGCTAAAAAAAATTTTGATTCTATATTCGCAGTCGATGTAGAAAACTCCAACAATAGAGTAGGCACGTTTGAATCTATGCTGGCAGGTGTAGGTTCGGGTTTAATTGCAATTCCAAAAGGTTTATTTTCTTTAGGCGCAAGTCTTATGGACTTAGGTGTCAACAGTGGTAAAGCTGCGGCCGTTG